ACATCAGTCCTTGCAAAGACTCAATCAACAATCTACTAGATTAAATGCTAATGATGCTAGACGTGCTGCCGCTACCGCAGATCCGACAAGATCTAGATTGGCTAATGATCCAAGACTTGTTAGTGATCGTAATGCCCGTGAAGCAGCTGCTCAAGTTAGAGCAAGAAATAGAGAACTTGGTAGACCTGAGTGGGCAGGACCACAACCAGTTGATAGTTTGAACTACAAACCAGGTGATCCACAGTTTACTAGATCCCTCAGACAATATTATGCCGACAAGAGAGCAGGAGTCAAAGGACTTCCTGAAGAATTTGTCAATGAAAATATTGGAAGACTAGGTGCAAGACTTATTCAGGGTGTTGCTAGAAAATCTCCTCATGTTTATGGTAAAGCGGTAAAGGCAATAAGAGACACTGGTGTATCGAGATTAATTCCAGATATGAATGTTTCTCCTGGAGTAGTTCGTAATACTGGACGTGGAATGGGTATCAGACCAATTAAACCAGCTCCTCCTAAGCCACCACTAGATCCAGCACAGCGTTATCAATTGCTTCCAAATACGAAGTATGGTGACCCAGTTTTAGCAACACCTGGAGGAAGACCACCAGTATCAACACCATCAGTATCAGCACCTACCCCAACTCCTCTCCCAGCAAATCCAATGGGACAAAGAGCATCGGGAACTGAGTCTGCTCTTAATATTTTGAAGCGGCAGAAAATGAAAAGAAATAAATGATATTGTGGAGGTCCTCGGACCTCCTTTTTTAATAAATAATTGAAAACTATTGATAGACCAATGAGCAAGTTCGGAGATTTAATCAGAGGCGTTTCTGCCCCTGCACCTAAGGTTGAGGCAGCACCTGCCCCTGAACCTGTTGTTGAAGAAGCACCTGCTGTAGAAGAAGATGCAGTAAAGGTTGCTCTTGAAGAACTCAGCAAAGACGAGTTAGAAGCATATGGTAGGGAGCTTGGTGTTGAGCTGGATAAGCGTCACAGTAAGAAGGCACTGATCAAGGAATTGGAAGATTTGGAAGGACAGTGATCCACTTTTACAACTGTCCACTGGGGTGCTTCGGCACCCCTTTTTTCTTGTATAATAACTTCAGTTGAAAAACACAACACAAGCAAATGACCATCTCTGCTGATTACATCATTACTTCTCTTCAAGCACTTTACGGCGAGTCTGTTACTGCTGCTGATATTCGTGGATGGTGTGCTATGAATGGTTCTAATTACCAGACTATTACTAAGAAACTTGATCAGTATAAGACTGGTCGCGGTAAGTGGAATCTGACTATTCAGGAAGCACGAGAGCAGTTTGAGCAAGTTGTAAAGGCACCTGCTGCGATTCCTGCTATCGAACAAAATCTCATTCCCGAAAAAGATGATACCTTCGTCAAGTTTGGTAATTTTGGTGATATTAAAAAAATTATTCAATCCCGTCTTTTTTATCCAACGTTTATTACTGGTCTTTCTGGTAACGGAAAAACGTTCTCTGTTGAGCAAGCATGTGCCCAGTTGGGTCGTGAACTTATCCGTGTAAACATTACGATTGAAACTGATGAAGACGATCTTATTGGCGGTTTTCGCCTTGTGGATGGCAACACTGCTTGGCATAATGGACCTGTCATTGAAGCACTCGAACGAGGAGCAGTCTTGCTACTCGATGAAATTGACCTTGCTTCTAACAAAATCCTCTGCCTCCAATCCATTCTTGAAGGTAAGGGGGTGTTTCTGAAAAAGATTGGTAAGTGGGTTAAACCCGCTTCTGGATTCAACGTCATTGCCACTGCTAATACCAAAGGTAAGGGTAGCGACGATGGGCGCTTTATCGGAACCAACGTTCTGAATGAGGCATTCCTTGAGCGTTTCCCTGTGACTTTTGAGCAGTCTTATCCTTCCCCTGCAACGGAACAAAAAATCTTGGAGGGTATCTCTCTGGACCTTGGTATTGAAGACCGAGAATTCTGCAAGCGTCTGGTGGACTGGGGTGATATTATCCGCAAGACCTTCTATGACGGTGGTATTGAGGAAATCATCAGCACCCGTCGCCTGGTCCACATTATCCGTGCCTATTCAATCTTCCAAGACAAAGCGAAAGCAATCCAAGTGTGTGTAAATCGCTTTGACGACGAAACTAAACAAGCATTCCTTGAACTCTATGACAAAGTTGACGCCGACTTCCAACTCCCTGTGGAAGGACTACAAGACGCTCCTTTCTGAGACTTTTCCCGATCTAGAACTAGACTGTGAGTGGGCGGATTGGAGATCATTGCAGTTTTCATCTAGCAACGTCTCCAATCTATCTGCTAAGATCTATGTGAACAAGCATATTCTTAAGTCTAGGGAAGTTGAGATATGGGACAGCAAGTCATGTATTTACAACAATATTATCTATCCTAGAACTGGTAGTAATCTTCCTTGTTTTGGAATGGATTTAATGGGTTTCTTTGATAAGAAAGTAATCATTGTATTTGATTTCCAACATCCAGTCGAGAACTATTTGTTCTCACATCCAGACCTTCCTAAGGCAGATGGTTCTTTCCGATTCTTTGAACCAGGCAATCACTTCTCCGAGAATGTGTATATTGCCAAGTGTACAATGTCTGAAGTCAACGAACATCTTGACATGTTCAAGAAATACTTGACTGCTTACAAGGATATGCTAGAATGTCATCAACCTACTGGAACAGATTTTTCCACCTATTGTGACTTCGATTCTTATATGAAGAAGTTAGACCCTGTGAGTGGATATCTTTCTGGTAAATTTGGTAAAGAAAAAGCAGAGTCTCTTGTAAACGATTTTCTTTTCTGTTATGGTTAATTCCTGGTCCTTACTTTATGATGAACTAAAAATGGACGAATATCCTTATTCTGAGAATGATTTTCTCACTGGGGCATCTGCCTCTCCCGACACTATTAATTTCAGCAGTGATGTGGTTGCTGCTGGACCAGTTTCTTCTAACTGGTTTGGTGCTGGTGAAGATCACATTGCTTTCACTGGATCCCACGTAAGGGGTGGATATGGTGATGACGTTATTACTTTTAATTTGAACATGCCTGAAAAAACTGACCGACGCTACAAGTACAGTGAGGATCGTATCCTCAAAGAACTAACCGATTATATTTCTGCAACGTATAGTCAGCATTATTCTGCAGGCGATGATAAGATTCAAACACTTGATTTGATTGAAGCTTGTGGTGATGGTGAATCCTTCTGCCGCAGCAATATCCTCAAGTATGCCTCTCGTTATGATAAGAAAGGCACTGCACGTCGTGACATTATGAAGATTTTGCACTATGCTGTTCTTCTGTTGCATTTCAACGATAAGAATGCACAGCGTGAAACCTACCCTCAGTGATGAAACTAAAACCTAAAACTATGAAACTGTCTGATAATACCCTGACCATTCTGAAGAACTTTGCGGGTATCAACAACTCTATTCTTGTGAAAGGCGGTAATCGCCTTCGCACTATCTCTGTTGCTAAAAATATCCTTGCTGAGGCGGATATTAATGAAGAGTTTCCCCGTGACTTTGCTATCTACGACCTTAACCAGTTTCTGAACGGTTTGAGTCTTCACCAAGATCCTGATCTTGATTTCAAAGAAGAGTCCTACCTCAGCATTCGTGAAGGTAAGCGTCGTGTAAAGTATTTCTTCGCTGATCCTAACGTTATTGTTTCTCCCCCAGACAAAGAAATTAATCTTCCTTCTCAAGACGTTTGCTTCCAACTGGATAGCACTTCTCTGGAGAAACTGGTGAAAGCAGCACAAGTTTATCAACTGCCTGACCTGTCTGCAGTCGGTGAAGCAGGTGTTATCAAACTGGTGGTCCGTGACAAGAAGAATGATACTTCTAACGAGTATGCAATCGTTGTTGGTGAAACCGATCAAGAGTTTACTTTCAACTTCAAGGTAGAAAATATTAAGATTATTCCTGGTGCTTACGACGTTGTAGTTTCCTCCAAACTACTTTCTCAGTTTACCAATACTAAGTATAACCTTACATACTACATTGCTCTGGAACCTGATTCCAGTTTTGGATGATGAGACACATCTTGTTCACCCTCAAAGGGTGCTCTATGGTTCTCCTTGATGACGAAAAGTATATTAGAGACGTGGTATACCATGCCAGTGTGAAGTGTCAGTCTACTTTGCTGGCACTTAACTCTCATAAGTTTGATCCTCAGGGTGTAACTTGCGTTGCCATGCTTGCTGAGTCACACATCAGCATTCACACTTGGCCAGAGTTGGGTATGGCAGTATGTGACGTTTTTACCTGTGGTGATCACACTGATCCAGCTGCTGGTGTAGAATACATGAAACAGATGCTTCATGCCTCTAACATTGTTTCTAATGAGTTTACTAGACCTCTAGAATGAACATTTTTGTCACTGATCCGTTTCCTGCTGAAAGTGCCATTTGTCTTCCTGACAAACACATTGTCAAAATGCCGCTTGAGTGCTGCCAGATGCTTAGCATTATTGCTTCTCCCTGGTATCATGATTATGGGGTTCTTCCCAAGCAAGACGGCACTGCCTAC